GAACTCCCCGGGCTAATTGCTCAATGGAATATCCCCTCTCGAGGGCAACTCCGACAACTTTCTGGAATGCTTTGTTGGTTGTATTGTGAATCATCTTCGCCCTGGCGGATGCCCCGCTTGTTATCGCGGCAACCGAAGGGAGTTTCTCAGACCATTCCAGGACTCCAGCCATGCCGGATTCGTTTATCTGGGAATATGTCGACTTGGTAGTACGGATGAAATTCCGATACAGGATCTCTGCAAGGTTGTTTTCCGCGTCATCAGGTAAAAGATTCGAGAATGAAACAGGAAAGTCTTTTGTTTCCTCGGCGTTCCTTTCCAGGTATCTTCCAACAATCCCATCGACACGGCTTTTGATTCGTTTAAAATATCGCTCAACATCAGATTCGAGCTGATCTGTGAGGCTTTCCCGATCCTTCAGAAGCGCCCTCCGCAACTGGGCGGCTCTTGGAGCGACCCGCGGGGCTTTGGATATACCTATGGATTGTGATTCCTCAGCGTCCACCGGGGCGGGCAACTGTGGAGCGGGAGCCGGTAGGGCTTCCATATCACTGGACTCGATTATATTACTGGGGATTCTGCGGATAGCCCCGTCGTCTATCGCGTCAGCCCCCACGAGTTCCCGCGCTTCGTTGAGGGTTATGATCCCGGCACCAAACAGGCTCGCCGCCCTGGCACTCTGGGAATCCGAATCGTCGAGGAATGCCCGCATCTCCGCCATGTCGGCATATACTGAACCACTATCTGGGAATTCATATTCCAGACATCTGTTGAGGAATCGGATGATTCTCTTGATCAAGGGTTCCAGGGTCTCCGAATGGAAGCTGAAACGCGCCTCCCGGTAGTTGGCAAAGGTAGACCTTGCCAGACCCACATTCGCTGAGATCAGAATCGGGGGAACACCGAACACGGCGCAGATCCTCGATTCAGTCATATAGTGCATTTCTGTTAATGCCATATCTTTCGGAGAGGATGCCATCTGCTGGTATTCAGCATCATCATCCAGGACAGCGACCTTGTGCATATTGTTTGAGCCGCCAAAGGTTGAACGCCATCGCGACCTGATCCTCTCGGCTTCGTCCTGGGAGGTCAGCCGGCGCTTGATCTTCAGCAACCCGGAAGGAACCCCGGCATTCTGAAAATACATCTTGGCGAAATCGCCCATATTCAGATCGAGGTTTACAGTCCTCGCGAGAATATGAAGGGGCGATAGTCCGTAAACATCCCCGGAAGGATTCGGAAGCGCAAGGTGGGATATATCCTCCTTTGCTAACTCGTATTCTTTGCCGTCTATTTCATAAACATATGTATTCTGCCCACGGTCCTGCGGGACAATTGAGACCCGATCCGGACGCAAAAGCCAGAGCTTGACTACCTGGTTTGTTCTGTCGCGTTCTTTCAGGACATAAACATTTCCGGCAACCTGTAAGAACGTGACGATTTTTTCAATAAACTGGTAAAAATCCTCGTTTTGATTTGGCTGTTTTATGATTGCCGCAAGAGGGCTGTCGGAGATTTCCTCGATTCCCCCGTCCGGTCCGTCCATCCCGACGTAATACCGGGGGGATGCGGCTCCGTCAGAAAGCTCCCGGATACATGCATAGACGATTTCATTCTTGCCATATCCCTGGGAGGCGAAGTTTTCGTAATTATCGAGAGGATACTGGACTTGAGAGATGTCATTAACGAGCGGAATTGACGCGGCGATTTCATCGTCGGTTGCTTTTGTAAAAAGGTTCCAGATCGCCATATTCCCCCGATGCCTTTCGGGTACATGGCGAGACCACATTGGAGGGATTTACCCCTGTTATTTAAAATACAGATTTTTATATAGCGCGTCAATCCAATCCGATACCATATCCCGGAAATAATTGCCATGACAACATCAATGCCCGCTCATATTTACTGCTTGATTGTCTCTGCTTCAACCTGAATGTAACCTGAATGTAACGCGAATGTAACCTCAGGGAGCCTTTGTGCATTCATCATTTAATCCGCCCATATATGTATCGTTCTGGTCGACTCGATACATCCGGATAGTACGGGAAACACGATAATTACAGCTTTCACAATACTGGAGGGCGGCGGCTCCTGGTGCTGGCGTATGCTTCCGCATTAACGGCTCCTGGCACATTGCACACAGATGGCATGAACATTGACACTCAGATGATGAACACTCCATTGCTTGTCTGTGTTCTATCTTCTCCGTACCCGGCTCATTGGTCATGTTCGTTTCCTTCTCGCAGTCAGAAGTTTTTCCTTTCGATCCTCATACCGCCAGTCGGGAGATTTCGGATGGCTCTTATGCGTCGTTATTTTTTCCCCCCGCACGCAAACGGCGCGATTGCAATCCGGGCATGTGGTCATTACCATGTCAACCTTTCGGGAATTGTCGCCCGCAGGGGCTACCGTAACCGTCGGATGTTGTGGGAGTTTGCCGGAACCTGAGCAAGTCTCGCTGGTGTACCAGTAAGGAGAATACTCATCTTTCTTTTTATATCGTCTATCTGGAAAAATGATCGGATTGAGCGGATTTAATTCGTTATATTGCTTGATTATCTGGCTGATTCTGGAGCCGCTCAGATTGCAAAAGTCCCCAATTCTCACAAGTGAATATTCGGGATGATCCTCACATAATTGTTTAATTTTCAGAAACCGGTTCTGAAATTTCACACGGTCATCCGCGTGACGTCCTTTATATTCCGGAAAGTTAATCCCGTCACCCTTTTCACATTCCGGCAGTCCGCAATACTTTTCCCCTTCAATGGAAGGGTCATCATAAACCGCATTACCGCATCCCCCGGGACAGGATCGGTGCATGAATTTTAATGCGTCATCCAGCTTGGACGCCGTAGCCTCTGCCGTATCCTCCATTACCCAGTAGCGCTTGATCGCTGTTATGGCGATCAGCATCTCGTGAGGGGTCAGGTCAATCTGCATTATCAACCTCATTTTTTGTTCCGCATCTGTTGCAGACGATCACGGTTCCTCTCCCTGCCTTTTCAGCCAGGAGCTTCCCACAGTCCGAACAGCGCAGTTCCTTTGTTTCCATCACCATACTCCGATCCCTGCGACATTAGTCCTGGCATGGACGGCAAGCCCCAGAGCCATGACACAGTCATCATGCAGTCCCCCAGGCGCCGAATACCTCACGCCGGTTCTTGTGTATTCATAGGAAAATGCCTCGAGTTCCGTAACGATTGGACCTTCCGGGTAATAGATATCCTGAGTCTGGATCGCAAGAGCCAGACCTTCCATTAACTTCTGCTTGGAGGAGGATGAGAAATTGAATCCCATCACGTTCGGAAGTTCCCGCTGTAATCTCTCAACGATAGGATCTCCGACCCCGGTCGAGTCGACCAGCGCGGGGGTATATCCGATACGGGTTGCAAGGCGCCGGCATGTTTCTTCCCAGGGTTCCTGGAACCTGTCAAAGAATGCGACACGACCCTCCGCGTCCAGCCCGATTGAGACCGTATAGTCCACACTTTTGGCAAGATCGACGCCAAATAATACCGGAGACTGTCGGGAAAGCGGGGCAATACAGTCCCGGATCGCCTGCATCCCGAAAGGATTTCCCCCGTCGTCGCTGGGTTCAGCAAGATATAACTCCTTGAATACGCTTTCAGGTAGCATGGAGCGAGCCTGTTCGATCTCACTGGTCTCGATTACCCCGGCATCAGCCGCATCAAATGCGGTCAGCTTTGCATAATGCCATCCCCGCTCCCCGGTCTCCGCCCGACGTGCCAGGATATAAGCCCAGTTCTTGCGTCCCTTCACATTCCCGATAATCCTGATTGGTCCCCTGGTTGCGGTCATGGTCGAGCGCACGGCATGCCAGGCTTCTTCCCTTAACCTCGAAGCCTCATCGATCACCGCCGCATAAACATCCTCACCGTACAGGTTGTCGGGTTTCTCCCCGGATTTAAAAGCCACCGTCGAACCGTTAACGAGCCGGATAGTCAGCTCGGACTCATTGGCAGTATACAGGTCTTGTGAGAGACCCCTGCGGAGGCGCCGGAATGCGATCCTCGCCTGGGGATAAACCGGGGCAACCCACCAGTATTGCTGTCCGGGTCTGCCCCGGATAGCCTGTTCAATAATCCAACTGAGACAGGCGACAGTCTTTCCGGACTTGGTCGCGCCCTCGATTACCGCGTATCTTTTAGGACTGAAGATCGCCCGCTCCTGCTTCGAGTACAGGTTCGGGCGCTGGTATCGGATTGTTGTCTGTTGCATTGGCATTCTCTATTACAAAGGTTACAGGGGTATCGTTCACATTGAAGGAATTCTGCTGGATCTGGATCGTAGATTTATCCGGAATTATGCCGTTGATCTGGTTAATTTTATCCATGATTTTTAACACAATATTTGTTGCTTCTGGATCTCTGTTCAACGCTGATTGATACCAGCGAAGGAGCAACTGGTTGTATCTTTCCATCTGCATCGCCCGTAATGTGTCAGCATGTCCGACATGTTCCCTTGCGAGTTCCCCCAGGGATCGCTGGACATCTTTCTGGATCTGGGCAACTGACAGGTTCTCCTGTTCTGCGATCTGCCGCACGGACGCCCCGGCAACTTTCGCCTGGAGGACTCTCATCCTGCGCTGGGTTCGGGCAATCGCGTCACCGTTTTGTCTTGGCATAATATTAAACCTTTACCGCCTTCTGTCCTGTATATTCCTCCCATCGCTGAATCGTTACTTCACAGTATCGGGGGTCTAACTCCATAGCATAACAAGCCCGCTTTGAATACTCAGCCGCCATGATAGTAGTACCTGTACCAGAAAACGGGTCAACGATTATCCCCCCCATTTCACAAGACGTTTTTGCAACTCGGATGACCATCTTAACTGGCTTTGGAGTGGGATGCCCATATCTCTCTATCCCAATCACTCGTGAGCATTTCCATATATCACCCGCAACCGTATCGGAAGCCGCCTCTGTTTCTGACAGATTGACGGGAGCGTATAACCAAACATCTGACATAGCTTCATGGCTGTTATCAAAGTACGCCCTCGTCTTATAAAATGTTTCAAGTAATAGTTCATATGACGCTTGGAATGGTGAACTCATCTTCACACCCTTCAGTTCCTCGTACTCAGAACGCAATCCATCATAGTCGTCAACAAATGCCCTCCCCTTTGCTTCTGCTTGTAACTTATCGTAATGCTCCTTAGTGATAAATCCCCATTGGGATTTAGTGAACCAATGGGAATACATACCAACACCACAAATCCGCTGGATATCTTTCGGTCCCCATCCCATCTTTTGACAGTCCGATTCTAGTTGGGAACGTACAGGCTCCCAACCCTCCCAATAATTGTCAGCATTATTATTGAAGCCCTGTTCTCCCAACATAAAAAACAGGCATCGCTCGGAGGACTGAAACATCCTCCCCGCTTCAGTTCCCACCGCCATACCGCCACCTCCTTTGTCCCATACGATTTCATTTCTAAATGTCAACCGCTCTGAATCCTTCAGCCCTCCTTCATGCCATAATCGCCACAAATCAGAACTATTGCCCCAGATATAAACACTCGCATTATCATCGATAAAGGGACGCCATGTATTCCACCAATCCATATGGAAAGAATCAAGTTCTTTTTTATGTAAATTATCATTATCAAAGTCTTTGTTCATCCCGTATGGCGGGTCAGCATGAACCAAACTTCCCTTTGTTCCACTCATCAATTTCTCAACACTCTCCGTTTCTGTGCTATCACCACAAAGCAAGCGATGGAGACCCAACTGGAACATATCGCCCTGTTGCACCCAAGATGTAGAGGGAACATCAAATACATCTGCATCTGGAGGAACATCCTTCTCCACGTCAAGATTGCTTACCATCTCGTTAAGAAGGTTTGATACCGCCTCGCTATCAGGCGATAAAGATGAAACCAATTCACCCAACCGAGCTTCATCTTGTCCAGCCATCGCCGCCAAAGGGTCAAGGGTTGCCAGCATCAGGTCGGCTTCTTCCTCATTGATATCAAGCACCAGGACTGGCACCTCTGCATCCGGCGTGGTTTCCGCCCGCAGATGACCATCCACCAGCATCAGTCCCTCCGGGGTCTCCCGGGCAATTAAAGCGTCAGCATAACCAATCTCAGCCAGGACGCCTTTCAGGGCGTCTTGCTGGGCGATAGGATGGGTTCTCCAGTTCTTGGGATTCGGTATTAATTC